TCGATATGCGACGTGATGGTCCGCACCATCGGGATCGGCTTGTCGAGCATGTGGTCCTGCGTCACCGCCACGACGTTGTTGCCGGAATAGTAGGTGACCTGCCGCATGATGCGCTGGCGCCGCAGGCGCGACTCGAAGACCTTCGGTTCCTGCAACATTTGCGCTGTGGTGATGCACTCGACGAAATCGTGGAACGTCATCGGCTTGATGATGACGCCGTCGATCAGTGTGTCGCCAAGCTGGAACTTGACGGGCCACTTGATCGGCTGCGACGGCAGCTTTGTTACCTTCTCGTTCACAACGTGTCCCCTCGCTGTGGGCGGGCGCCCATGCGCCCGCCGTGCGCGCCTGCGTTTACGCCGCGACCGCGAAGGTCGGCTGGATCACCAGTTCGGTGGATTCCAGCGTCCCGACCGGCAGCAGTTCGTCGATCTCCTTGAACGAGATCGTCATGGTGACCTCGTGGGTGTCCGACTTCTCGTCGCCGGTGCCGGTGCCCTTGGCGGCCGAATAGACCAGCCCGTTGTAGTACTCGACCTGAAGCGTGACGTCGCTACAGCCCTGGTACATCGACAGCGGGATGCGGGTGTCGCGGATCACCTTGATCTCGACCTCCGGGTTGGTCGGCTTGCGCTTCACATAGCCGTGCGGCAGCGGCTCGTTGTTGTACGGACACAGCCGCCACGTCGGCAGATCCTCCGACGAGAGGTTGTGCGAGATCGGACCGTAGACGGCGCCGCTGTCGCAGTCGAGGAAGGTCAGCAGGATGTTCTTGACGCCAACCTGATTTTCGCAAGTCATGGTGGTTGTCTCCTATCAAACAGTGGGGATCAGGCGCCGCAATGCTCAGCAGTTGCTGAGCATCGCAGGCTTGGCGTTGATGATGATGGTGGAGATGCGGACCGGCGGCCGATAGGTGAAGTCGATCCACAGCTTGCCGGGAATGCCCTGGCACTTCGGGGCAATCTCGAAGTCGGTCTTCAGGACGATGTCCTGATCGATGTTGTCGAACTCCGAGAACAGGTAGCCGACCTGCGACTTCGCCCAGGCCCGGAACTGGCCCAGGATCATGCGCGGGTTGGTGCCGCGCACGCCAGCCGGAACGGTGGTGTTCTTGGTGAACAGCCCGAGGCCGACTACGTTGCCGAGAGCGATGGCCGCCTGATCGGCGGTCGCGGCTGCGAGGCGACGGGAGTTCACGTTCCACCACGTCGCGTTGAGGCGGCCGTTCTCGTCGTAGCGGTTGTTGGTCGAGTCGTTGACCACCATCGGCTGGGTCATGGCGCCGGTGCCGCCCTGCATCGGGACGGTGACGACGAAGCCGGTGGCCTGGAGCAGCTGCTGCTCATCGAACGTGAAGCACTGGAAGCAGCTTTCCGGCTGACGCAGGCAGGCCAGGATGCCGAAGTTCGGACCCTGCACCGACATCTCCGGGTGGTCGATGGTGGTGCAGCAGGAGTGCGCCGCGTACGCCGCCGCCTTCAGCCAGCCCATGATCGGATCGGTGGTGCACTGGGCGATGCGGCTGACCTCGGCCGAATTGGTGTCGGCGGCGAGGATCTGGCCGAACGAGCCGTAGTTGTAGGTGTACCCGTGACCGAAGCACTGCGGCTTCGAGCAGTCCCAGGCCGACGCGATGTAGGCGATCATGTTGTCCTGCCAATCGTCGTTGGCATACAGCATGGCGATGCAGCAGTAGCAGCACTCGCCGAGGATCGCCTGATAGTTCGGCACGACGATGGCGGCGTGGGCGCCCTGCACGGTCTGCAAGAACGTCATCTCGACGCCGACAGGAGCGTAGTCGCGGCGCTCATGCCAGTTGTAGATGACGTTCATGCCGTTGCCGACGGTACCCTTGTTCTTGGCGGTGAGCGTGATAACGCCGGTCGCCGCCACGGCATCGTACGGCAAACCGGGTTCGGCGTTGAGCGCCACCGCCACGGCGGTCGCGATCTCCTCGGCGGTGTCGCCTTCGTGAACGCGGACCGAGGTGTTGTAGCGGCCGTCCACCATGAAGAGATCGACGCGGCCATCACTGGTCGCCGGTCCGGTGAAGGTCAGCGTATAGACGGCAGCGACGGACGCTCCCATATCGGTATCGTTCCACGGCAACGCGAAGAATTCCATTGCGTGGTTGGCGCAGCACAGGAACGCCGTCTTCAGGCCTTCCGCAATAATGCTGCCCTCGCCGAACAGGGTATCGACGTCGCGCAGCGACGGGATGCGCAGCAGAGCGCCGCTCTCGGCCGTTCCGGATTCGAGCATCTGCCCCTCGACCAGAATACGGCATTTCGACTTGTAGGCGTTCAGGCTGGAATCGAAACAGATGCGGATCGCGCCGGACCGCAGGCTGTCAATGGACATGAGGTCTCTCCTTTTCGCCGGGTCGGCGGGCTAGGGATGGATCAGGTAATCGGCTTGGCAGGTTCGGGAGCGGGCCGCGCCTGTCGCGGTGTCGGTGCCTTCGGCGGCTCCTTGCCGCCCTGCACCTCAAGATCGCCCCAGTGATCGACGAGGCGCCGGATGTACGGACTGTCGGTCACCGGAATGAACTTGTCTTCCGGAATGATCTTGCCTTCGTAGAACAGGCGGCGGCCGGGCTTGGTCTTCACGTAGATCATGGCCATGGTGGGCCTCCTTGGTGGGGCGGAAAATTTCGTGGTGACCGACATTCTAGCTCCTGCGAGGCGATGCAGTGTTCTCCATCGAACGCAGCCGCGCCTCCAGTTCCTGCACTGCGTTGATCAGCGCGTAGATGATCGGACCAGAGTCGAGCGAGCGCAGATCGTCGACCTTGGCGCCGTCGATGTAGCCGATGGCCTGCTTCACGCACTCAGGCATTTTCGTCTCGACTTCCTGCGCCACGAGGCCGACATACTCCGCACCATCGACAGCCGCCGTGTGATGCGCCGAAGTCTTGAAGGGTGCGCCGTAGCTGCGCATCTCCTCCTCGTCCTCGGCCGGATCGTGCATCGTGTCGTTGCCCCGGTAGCGATAGCGCACCGGGCGCAGGCTCATGATCTGCTCCAGGCCGCTGGTGTACTCGCCGAGGACGTCCTTGATCCGGAGGTCGGAGCCAGCGAGGAACGGCCCGCCGTTCGGCTTGTAGACCGAGTCGCTAGTAAAAACGGTGACGCCGGTAGCCCGCGTCATGTGCATGCCGCCGCCGAGATAGACGCCAGCATTGTCGTAGCGCATCAAATTGAAATCGGAACCGACGTTCCCCGCAGCCTCCGCTGCGGTATCGCCGAAACGCAGCAGCCACCGCGTCAAGCCACCGAGCGAACCATAGAATCCGTTATATTCACCCGACACCGCCTTGTTGAGCACAACGCCGGGGTAGCTGCCGCCGACATAGAGATTGCCGGTGAGCGGATACGACGGACCTGCGGTGCGCGGCAGGAAGCCGTCGACATAGCCCTTGGTTGCCGCGTGCAACGGTGCGGTCGGCGTGGTGACGGTCGTGGTGCCGTTGATCGTGAGATTGCCGGTGATCGTGCCACCCGCAAGCGGTAGTTTCAGATCGGCGTATTGTTTGGTGGCGATACCGAGCGCGGCAGTCGGATCGGCATACACGCGCAGCAGCCCGTCATTCCGGGTGCCTCTTAGCACGGCCTTGTTGCCCGCAGTGTCGCCGAAACTGACGAGGTAGAAGTCGCTGCCGGTGTCGCCGCCGCCCTCTGCGGTGGCCTCGCCAAGCTGGATCTGCCAACGAAAAACACCATTCAGTTTCGATGAGATGAAATTGCCCTGACCGGACGCAGCCTTGTCCAGAATTATTTCAGGGTTCACCTTACTGATAGTGAGATTGCCGCTCAGGGTCGTCGCGCCTAAGACCGCCAACGTGCCGCTGATCACCGCATTGGTACCAACAGACAAACCGGCAATGAAAGTGGCGACGGTAGGCGTTATGTTCATCATCAACACCGAGCCGTCGAGGTTGTAGACACGGAAGGCGTTGTTCGCCAGCATCACCGTGGCGGTGGCACCGGAGTCGTAAATTCTTGCGCCGCCTGCGAAGTTCACCCCGGTGTTATTGACGCTGAACGACAAATTGCCGGTCATCGTGTCGCCAGCCTTGGCGACCTTGCCGTTCAACTGAGTCTGCGCGCTGCTTAAACCGCTATCGACGTAGTTCTTTGGTACCGCATTCCAGTCCGTAGTCGGCGTCTGCAAATCCAACGCACCGGTCATCGCGCCGCCGGACAGCGACAGCTTGCCGTTCAGCGCAGTCTGCGTGGCGGTCGAGATCGGCTTGCCGAGATCCGTGGTGTTGTCGACGTTGCCGAGGCCGACGTCGGTCTTCGTCAACGTGTACCAAGCGGTGGCGTAATCGGTGGCGCTGGACTTGCGCGGAAACTGCCCGGTGGTGCCGCCAGCTGGCAGGCCCGGCCCGGCCGGTCCCTGGATGCCCTGCGAGCCGGTCGCGCCAGGAACACCCTGTATGCCCTGCGGACCCTGCGTGCCGGTCGCACCGGTGTTGCCGGTGTCGCCTTTGACACCCTGCGGCCCCTGCGTGCCGGTCGCGCCGGTCGGTCCCTGAATGCCCTGGATACCCTGCGGGCCTCGGATATTGCCGCGTGGCGTCCAGACCGCGCCGACCAGTTCGAACACGTCGCCGGTCGTCGTGTTCAAAAACCAATCGCCGGAGATCGCGCCCGCGACCGTGGTCGGATTGGCCGTGCCGCTGAACCACGCCTCACCGGCTGTGCCGGGAATGCCTTGCGCACCAGTGGCACCAGCCGGACCCTGCGCTCCAGCGGTGCCGGTGTCACCCTTCGGACCCTGCGCCCCGGTGGTGCCGGTCGCACCCTGCGGACCGGTCGCACCGGGGATACCCTGCGCGCCGGTCGCGCCGGTCGCCCCAGGATCGCCCTGCGGGCCTTCTGGACCGGCGACCCCAGGCATTCCCTGTGGTCCCTCCGGACCGGTGGCGCCAGTAGCCCCAGGCGGCCCAGGAACGGTTGAATCCGCTCCGGCCGGTCCTTGTGGCCCTATCGATCCCGTCGCACCAGCAGGCCCCTGGACGCCTTGCGGACCAGGGTCGCCTTGCGGCCCTTCCGGACCTTCCGGACCGGTGGCTCCGGGCACGCCCTGGATTCCCTGACCACCCTGCGGTCCAATATCGCCCTGTGGACCTTCGGCACCAGTCGCGCCGGTCGCACCAATTGGTCCCTGCGGTCCGGTCGCTCCCGTTGCACCTGTCGCTCCTGTGTCGCCCTGCGGCCCTTCAGGTCCAGCAACACCCTGAACGCCCTGCGGCCCCTGGATGCCCTGCGGCCCCTCCGGCCCGGCCGGACCCTGGATCGGACCGGCGTTGATGTAGGCCCCGGTCTCGGTGTCCCAGATCCACATGTCGCCGGTCTCGACGACGATGTAGGCGTCACCGTCTGCGTTCCCTGTCATCGGCAGATCGCCGACCGTCGGCACCTGTCCCTTGACGTTGA